TCTCAGCCTCCTTCCTCGCCTCCCGCCGGGGGTAAAGCTGCCAGAACTCCTCAAAGTCAAAATCGCTCTCAGCCCCGCCGCTAGGCGGATTGGCGGCTCTTTTTTTGGTAGTTTTTTTATTATCTGTATCTGTATCTGTATCTGTATGGTTGGACGTTTGTTCATTCTTGGTTGAACGTCCGTTGAACGACCGTTGAACGTCCGTTGAGCGTATGCTCTGCCTGCGTTCAGCGGATGCTAGTCCGGCTTGGCGGGCCTTTTCAGACTTCACGCGAACCAATTCCAGTTCTTTTTCAATACGATAATGAATCCATTGCCCATTGCTATCCTCGAAAAACTCGGCCATCGTAGGCTTCATTTCCGCCCATACTTTCAAACTTACCCTCGCAATTCGAGCCAAACGGACATCATCACCCGGAAGTGATCCTCCTCTCTGCCAATAGTTCATGATCAGCAACAGATAGGCCCCATGCTCAACCGTCGTGAGGTGGGATGTGTCGGCCAAATAATCGGCCACGTACAGGGGCATGTAGGGGAGTGCAGCCATGAATATCTCCGTGCATATCGCTGGTCTTGTTGCACGAAGAACGGACGGGTGTTAGATACGCCCTAAGTCCGCAACTCGCGCTCGGATCGCGTGTTGTTCATAGAAATCCCGGAGTTAGCCGCTCCGGGGTTTCTCTTTTTCACTATACAGATTTGTAATTCTGGGTCTACTCAATTCTGGCGGCTGGACGGCGTCTGCAATCTTACGAACCAATCCATCGGAATCAGGACGCAGGGCTCCACGTCCTGCGGATCGTCCCTATCCGTCCGCCCGGTGGTCACCAAGTCCAAATCTGTCGGCCAAGGGTCATTGGCTATGGACATGCGATAGATGCCGTCAGGAAGCCCCAGAGCGAGGATGAAGGCTATGTTGTGCGCCTCCCGCCATCTCTTGGCGGCTTGCCACTTGTGGGCGCTCAGCATCAACCCGCCGAACCGCTCGATCTTCTCGAAGCTGTAGTTGCGGCATTTAATCTCCATGACCGCAACGATCTTTCCATCCCGCTCGACTGAATAGTCAAGCTCGCAGGCGGGTTTCAGTTTTCTGACAGTGCAGCCCCATGACCGCTCCAAGGCGGTGGCTACGTCAGCCTCATTTTTTCTGTCTGATTCGCTTTCGTACAGTGGCCTCGACATGCTTCCTTCTCCTTGATTTCATTTCATTCCCAGACTTATCCACAGAAAAGATTTGGATTCCGTAAAAAAGTTCAGCCGCCTTCTTTCTGAGTCGGAACGCCGCGTCCTTCTCAGTTCCAGCGCTTTTTACGTCTTCCACGATCTTCTGCCCGTACTCGTTCACATACGCGAAATCAGCAGTGTAGGTACAAAAGTGCGCGCCATTGATTTCAACAGGGAAGGCGGGCTGAAGCTCTAGCTCCCGGATCACCTTTCCCCGCTGCAATAGCTTTAGGTCAGCGTAGCGATCCATCTCAGAACGGGAATCAAAGATAATCCCGTCCATCGTCCGCTCTTCCTTGGCGCTAACGACAAACCTTGGCCGCCTCATTTTGGCGGCTTCGGGAAGAAGTCTTCAGGGGTGAGCGGGATGCCGTAACGATGGGCCGCCACCATCAACTCAATCTGTTTCTGGGCGGGGATAAGGCCATTGGTGCCGCCACGGGCGGTGGGGTAGGTCCACTTATAAACGGCCTGCACGGACATCCCAAGCATCACAGAGACGCGACGAGCGCCCCCGCACTTGTTGATGACCCTCTTGGCAATTTCATGCATTTTTTGCGCTCCAGTTTTCAACGAGCGGTTGACACATGTCTCGATTTAGGTTAACTCTTGCGCCGTGTCAAGCGATTGAAAGGAAGGGCACATGGCAAGTATTTGGACAAATGAAGAGGTGGAGTTGCTCCGACGGTTGGCGGCTATGGGCTTAAGCTCATCCGAGATGCTGGAGTATCTCCCCGGCAAGTCGCGCAATGCAATCCTTGGCAAAATGGACCGAGCCAAGATCAAGAACATAAGCCACTATGCCCGCATCCATTCCCAGAAGGAAGAGGCGAACAAGCGCAGAGGACTGATTGCCAAGATCGCACATAAGAAAAAGAAGAAAGAGAAGCCGCCGTTTGTGATGGGTGAGGACATCAAGCGCTTCATCACCCAACCTAGCGCTCTTGTTCCTACAAAGCCCGCAGAGCCAAAGACCATTCTTGAACTTGGCTCACGAGATTGCAGAGGCATCGTGTCTAAGGTTGATGGAGCCAATACGCGCTATTGTGCCGCCCCTCGAAAAGAGGGATCGTCCTACTGCGCATTCCATCACAGCAAATACTACGTACTCCCGGCCAAGCCCCGTGAATAGGAAGAGAGAGATTAGGCAAGTGTGCGAGCGATTCGGCTGTGATGCCGAGATTCAGAACGCATCTGCGCACATTAAAATCCTGCTTCAGTACAAAGGGCATAAGACTATCTTGTTTGCCAGCCGCACTCCCTCAGACATGCGGACAAGCAAGAATTTTGAAGCAGACATCAAGCGATGGATTCGTAGCATAGAGATGCAAGCTAGTTGACGAATGTGATCGCAATCTATATAACAATCGGGTAAGGAAGGAAGATAGCAATGGCATTGACGGACGAACAGAAGGCGTTCCGCTCCAAGTGCATTGGCGGATCAGACGCCAACGTCATCATGGGCGGCAACGAAGAGAAAATCCTGAAGCTTTGGCGCGTCAAACGCGGCGAAGAACAGGATGACAATCTTGATGATGTTCTGGCGGTACAGATGGGTTCATTCACTGAGCCTCTTAATGAGAGATGGTTCACCAAGAACACTGGGCGGATTATCACGAATCAGCAGGAACAGCGTTTGTGCAAGGAATACCCATTCATGGGCTCTACCTTGGATGGTTTGACGGACGATGGCCAGACTGTGCTTGAGATGAAGCATGTCTCCGCCTTCGCCAAGGATGATGAAGTGCTGGACAAGTACATGCCGCAGCTTCATCACAACATGATTGTCTGTGACGTAGAAAAGGCCGTTTTATCGGTGTTTTTCGGCAATCACAAATGGGAGAAGTTTGAGGTTAACAAAGACCCGATCTATGCCGCCATCCTTGTGGGGGCTGTGGAGAAGTTCTGGAACTGCGTAAAGTCTGGTGAGACGCCCGTGTCTATCAGTGTATCATCGCCTGTGGCGGCTGTGCGCAAAGTGGACATGAACGGCAATAATGAGTGGGCTTCTCTTTCGATGCAGTTGAAGGAGAACACCAAGCAGCACAAGCTGTATGAAGACGCCGCCAAAGGTTTGAAGGGCCTTGTCGGTGACGATGTGGTGGAGGCGTTTGGGTATGGAGTTACTATCAAACGCGACAAGCGCGGCGCTCTGCGCCTGAAGGGAGAATGATATGCGTACTTCTGAGAACATCAACGAACTGGCTCAGGCTCTTGCCAAGGCACAAGCTGAATTGCATAACCCGCCCAAGAACAAGGTGAACCCGCACTTCAACAGCCGCTATGTCGATCTGGCGGATGGGTTGGACTTTATCCGCAAGGTGCTGGGCAAGCATGGTATCTCTTTTGTGCAGGGGACCAATATCGAAGAAGGATTCATCTTTCTCCATACCCGTCTGATGCACTCAAGCGGGCAGTGGCTGGAGTCTGTCTATCCTGTTTGCGGTCCTGACAAGCATCAGATCATGGGCTCAGCGATGACATACGCCCGCAGGTATTCGATCTTTGGTCTTGTCGGCGTTGCTGGCGAAGATGATGATGATGGTGAGGCGGCGTCTGACGCGAAGAATGTTCAGACCAAGGGGCCTGCGAAGAATGCCAAGGCACCTGCGAAACCCGCGTTGCTTGATCCGGCTGAGAGCGAGTTCCTTCTTCAGGGGATGAAGACGGCGCTTGATATGGTCGAGACCCGCGAACAGCTTGTCCAGTGGGCGACTGAGAACAAGACCAACAAAGAGCGTTTGCAGCCTAAGGATCAGGACATCATCAATTCTGAGTTCAAGGCTGTGCAGACCTATCTGAAGGAAAAGGCTGAAAGGGCCGAATCCTTTGAGTGAGACGCTGTATGTGAGGCGAAAGGGGAACACTCTTGTTCCCTGTTCCCTCATGGATGAGGAAGCTCTTATGGAGTTTCCCGCTGACAAGGATTTGGTTGCGCAGCTTCACAGGCCGCGCAGCACAAAGCAGCATCGGTTCTTCATGGGACTGCTCCGCCTTGTCTGCGACAACAGCGATTTCTACCGCCGCCCTGAGCAGTTATTGCTTTGGTTGAAAGTCCGTCTTGGATATGTCGAGGAAGTCCGCTTCCATGACGATAAGGCCCATTGGGTCGCCCGGTCCATCAGCTTCAATTCCATGAAGCAGGATGAGTTCCGGCGGTTCTTCGATGACTCCGTCGATCTGATTGTGTCAGAAGTACTGCCC